TAATCAGTATTTCCGTTATTACAAACTAGCTAATGCTGAAGCAATTACACTCTCTGGACAAGTTTCTATTCGTTGGATTGAAAATAAAGTAAACGCATATCTAAATAAACTTCTTCAAACTGAGGAAATTGATTACGTCATCGCATCCGACACTGACTCAATTTATCTTAATATGGGTCCTCTTGTTACTAAATTTTTTAGCAATAAGTCTGGCGATAAAATAGCAATTGTTTCCATACTTGACAAAATCTGTAAGGAAAAACTGGAACCATTCATTGAACAATCCTATCAAGAACTTGCGGACTACGTTTCAGCATATGAACAAAAAATGCAGATGAAGCGTGAGAATATTGCTGAGCGTGGTATCTGGACCGCAAAGAAGCGTTATATTCTCAACGTCTGGAACAGTGAGGGTGTTCAATACAATGAACCCAAACTGAAGATGATGGGTATTGAAGCAGTAAAATCTTCTACCCCTGCTCCTTGCCGTCAGATGATTAAGGATGGGTTAAAACTGATGATGAGCGGCACAGAAGATGATGTAATTAATTTCATTGATAAGTGCCGAGATCAGTTTAAGAAGATGCCGCCTGAGCAGATTGCTTTCCCAAGAACTGCTTCCGATGTTGTTAAGTATCGCTCTTCCGCTGACATTTATGTGAAGGGAACTCCCATTCATATTCGTGGAGCACTTCTCTTTAATCATTACGTGAAGGAGAACAAACTTACAAATAAATACTCACTCATTGCCAATGGAGAAAAAATCAAGTTTCTCTATTTGAAAAAACCAAATACCATTCAGGAAAATATCATTTCCTTTATTCAAGACTTCCCAACAGAACTAGGTCTTGACAAGTACATCGACTATGAATTACAATTTGAAAAGAGTTTTGTTGAACCTCTTAAATCTATTTTAGATGCTATTGGGTGGAGCGTCGAAAAAACTGTAAACCTTGAATTATTTTTCTCTTAATGGATCTTCCTATTGACGATAAAGAGCTTGCAACGATCGTGAGTGCAATGCATCTTGGTGGTGATACTGCTCTGTATCAAAAACTCAAACTTGTGAAGGAACTGCGTGATCAAAACCTTCCTTACAAAAAAATTCTTCGTGAACAATACGGGATGGTAGCGTGATGAAAAACCTAATCGAAGTCAAATATCAGTTTAAAGAGCATCAAAATGCTGTTCTATATAAGTTCTTTAAAACTGAAGAACAAGTTAATGCGTTTAAAGAGCAGCACCCAGATTATGTTTTTATTGGAGATAATTGATGGACTTTCTTAAAGAAATTGTAAAAGAAGTCGGCGGTGAGTATACCAAACTTGCTTCTGATATTGACGAAACGGAAACTTATGTTGACACAGGTTCGTACATTTTTAACGCACTGGTTTCAGGTAGCATATTTGGTGGTGTATCTGGGAATAAGATTACTGCTATTGCTGGAGAGTCTTCTACTGGAAAGACTTTCTTCTCTCTCGCTGTCGTTAAGAATTTTCTTGATACCAACCCTGATGGTTATTGTCTCTATTTCGACACTGAAGCTGCTGTTAATAAATCACTCCTAGAAAGTCGTGGGATTGATTTGAGTCGTTTGGTTGTTGTGAATGTTGTTACTATCGAAGAGTTCCGTGGTAAGGCACTCAAGGCAGTTGATATTTACTTAAAAAAACCTGTAGAAGAACGCAAACCTTGTATGTTTGTGCTAGACTCTTTGGGGATGCTTTCCACCGAGAAGGAGATTACTGACGCACTGAATGATAAGCAGGTTCGTGATATGACTAAATCACAACTTGTCAAAGGTGCTTTCCGTATGCTTACTCTCAAGTTGGGTCAGGCAAACATTCCAATGATTGTTACCAACCACACTTATGACGTTATCGGTGCTTATGTTCCTACAAAGGAGATGGGTGGTGGTAGCGGTCTTAAGTATGCCGCTTCTACTATCATCTATCTCTCAAAGAAAAAAGAGAAAGATGGAACAGAAGTTGTTGGAAACATTATCAAGGCAAAGACTGCTAAGTCGCGTTTAAGTAAGGAGAACCAGGAAGTCAATGTCCGTCTATTTTATGATGAGCGTGGTCTTGATCGCTATTATGGTCTTTTGGAACTCGGGGAACTCGCTGGACTCTGGAAGAATACTGCGGGGCGTTATGAGATCAATGGTAAGAAGATTTACGCAAAGGAGATCTTGAAGAACCCAGACCAGTATTTTACCGAAGAAGTAATGCAGCAACTTGATGCTGCCGCGAAACAAGAATTCTCTTATGGAACGAATTGAGACCACAATTCTCAGAAACCTTGTATACAATGAAGAATATTCGAGAAAGGTAATCCCTTTTATACAACCTGATTATTTTGACCAGCGGACAGAGAAAGTTATCTTTCAAGAAATTGTCCACTTTATTGTGAAGTATGGTTCGGCAATCACAACCGAAGCACTCAAGATCGAACTTGAGAACCGTACTGACTTAACAGAAAGTGAAGTTAAAGAAGTTCGTGAAATCAGTGATGGTTTTCATGATGCTGTAGTGGATAAGCAATGGTTACTTGACACCACCGAAAAGTGGTGCCGTGATCGTGCTATCTACTTGGCACTCATGGAGTCCATCAATATTGCTGATGGTAACAATGAAAAGAAGAATCGTGATGCTATCCCTTCTATTCTTTCCGATGCTCTGGCAGTATCTTTTGACAATCATATCGGTCACGATTACTTAAGCGATTATGAGGCACGTTATGAGTCCTATCACAGAAAAGAGGATCGTATCCCGTTTGATCTCGAATACTTCAACAAGATTACGAAAGGGGGTCTTCCTAATAAGACTCTTAATATCGCTCTTGCTGGGACAGGTGTTGGTAAGTCTCTTTTCATGTGTCACATGGCTAGCGCCTGTCTGCTTAACGGACACAATGTGCTTTACGTTACAATGGAGATGGCAGAGGAGAAAATTGCTGAACGTATTGACGCAAACCTTCTCAACGTCAACATCCAAGATATAACGGATCTTCCCAAAACAACCTTTGAGAATAAGGTCACCAAACTTGCCAAGAAGACTCAGGGTTCTCTTATAATTAAAGAGTATCCCACTGCTTCAGCGCATAGTGGACACTTTAAGGCACTTCTTAACGAGTTGGCACTTAAGAAGTCATTTAGACCTGATATTATTTTCATTGATTACCTTAATATATGTGCTTCCAGCAGGTATAAGTCGAACCTTTCTGTCAATTCATATAGCTATATCAAAGCGATTGCTGAAGAACTTAGAGGGCTCGCAGTCGAAGCAAATGTCCCCATCGTATCAGCCACCCAGACTACCCGTTCTGGTTATGGTAATAGTGATGTTGAACTCACTGATACTAGTGAGTCCTTTGGTCTGCCTGCTACTGCTGATCTTATGTTTGCCCTTATTTCTACAGAAGAACTTGAAGGGTTGGGACAACTTATGGTGAAGCAACTGAAGAACCGATACAATGACCCCACTATCTACAAGCGTTTCATTGTAGGTATTGATCGTGCCAAGATGAGATTGTATGATTGTGAGCAGTCCGCCCAGAAGGACATACTTGACTCTGGGCAGGATGACGAGTATAATGATTACGAAGACAAGAAACCCAAAAAATCGTTTGAAGGATTTAAATTTTCATGACTGATGTAAAACACGTTGATTTTGATAAGTATGCTGAGTTTGTCGATGCCGTAACTTCTGACGCATCGAAGGACTTTCTTGCCCTCTCTGACCGTCTAGTTGCCCTTGATGAGAAGGGTGCTAACATCGAGCGACTCCTAACTGCTGCTGTCGGTATCAATGCCGAAGGTGGTGAGTTTATGGAAATCGTTAAAAAAATGGTGTTCCAGGGTAAACCTTATACTGAGGACAATCGTGAGCACCTGATTATTGAACTGGGTGATATTATGTGGTACGTTGCTCAAGCATGTATGGCACTTGGTGTTTCTCTTGATGATGTTGTTGCTCGCAATGTCCAAAAACTTCTGAAGCGTTACCCTGAAGGTGCTTTTGATGTTTACTTCTCTGAAAACCGTGCTGCTGACGACCGATGACTAAAGACAAGAAAGTGACAGTTAAAATTCCTGTGCGTGCTGCTGCCGCAGTTCGTCAAGTGCTCTTTGAAGCACAACGAGGATATTCTTATGATCATGTGCCTGAGCGTATTGTTGAACTCCGTGAAGTTATCTCGGATCTTGACGAAGCAATCGGTGCTGTGGTAGAATAAGCACAACGACCCGAAAGGGTCACTTGGGGTGTTCGTATAATGGTTATTACTCTGGATTTGCATTCCAGCAATAAGGATTCAATTTCCTTACACTCCACTATAAATAGAGAGTAGTAGAGTTGCTATTCTAAAATGGGTAAAAAAGTTTATGACTGGTCTATAATATCTGAGGATTATAATTCTGGATTAGGATATAGAGATTTGCATGAAAAGTATGGTATTAGTGCCGGTGCGATTGCAAAGGCTAAGAAAAGAGGGGATATAAAACCAAGAACTATAAGTGAAGGTCTTAAAGTTCGTTATACAAATAATCCAAGAGAGTTGAGTGATTTTGGAACTCATAGATTATGTAAGTGTTGCAATCAAACGAAAAAGATTGAAGAGTTTAGGGTTGCTAATAGAGGTAGGCAAAATTATTATCGGTGGATGTGCTTTTCTTGTGAAAGAGTTGTATTAGATAACAGAAAAACTGAATATAAAGAACAATTTTTAAATTATAAAAAAACTTTATCTTGCAATAGATGTGGTATTTCTGATCATAGAGTTATTCAATTTCATCATAAAGACTTAAATAAAGAGTTTGATATTTCATCAAAAGTTGGACAAAGAAAACTCTCTTCTCTTATGAGAGAAATTAATAAATGTGAAATTCTTTGTGCAAATTGTCATTTCA